CTGTCGTCCAGCGTCTATGGTTGTTGTCTAATGTTTCTTCTGATGTTTTCTCTGATTTGGATTTAGCTGGCCAGGGCTACTTTGCCCTGGTTTCTGATTTTCTTTGTGACCCTCTACGCGTTTTCAACAAAGGTGAGGCACACCCCCCTGATAAGGTGTCGAAATCGAAATGGCGCCTGATCATGAACTTGTCTCTCGTCGACCAGTGCGTCGAGAGAGTGCTGAACCGCAACCTTAATAAATCTGAGGTCCGCAACCACTTGGATTTCCATCAGCCTTCATTCGCAGGCTACCCCTCGACAGACGAGGGCAATCTGGCATTCTCGCGATGCCTCGCCCAAGCCTCGTCTAAGGGCAAGCTAGCTGACTCTGATGTATCAGCCTTCGATTGGCTGGTCTCAGAGCAATATATGATGGCAGATGCAACTCTGCGTTGTGAGCTCCTAGGTTACGAGCCCGACTCCCCCGAATGGAGGGCCCTGCACAACAGGGTCTCATGTCTCCTTCGGTCGGTGTTTTGCTTTTCCGACGGGGTTCTCATAACGCAGCTTGAACCAGGAATCCAAAAGTCCGGTAGCTATAACACGAGCTCCTCTAACTCACGAATCCGGGCACTGATGAGTGCCATGATTGGTTCCCATTGGTGTAAAACCATGGGAGACGATTGCATTGAGTCGTTTGTTGAGGGGGCCCATGAGAAGTATGCCGACATAGGAGTGGCCCTCAAGTTTTACAACGTGTCGAGCGAAACGTGGAACTTCTGCTCACGTGATTATTCTGTTAATTCACATGTTTGTCCGCCGACATCCTGGCCAAAGATGTTGGTCCACTATCTTTACAAGGACAATCCCACGCTCGAGGAGTTCGAGTGCCTTGTAAACGAACTGCGACACTGGCGAGGAGTTGGAGCACTCCTCGGAGCTCTACCACAACCGGGGCAGGTTGAAAATGAGCTCCCAATCCCGCTCCACTAAGTCCCGGCGCAATATGCGCCGGGCGACTCGACG